GATCCAGTAGTCCAAGTACATTCTAGAGCAACTGTACCATTAACTGTACAGTTAACACCTGTTGTTGTATCAGGTAGTTTTAAATTATCTCCTGTTTGATATCCAGTTCCTTTAGATACAAATTGAAAGTTATCAACGGCACCTGGTTGTGTTGTAATTGTAGCAACAAAATTAGATCCACCTTTACCACCAATATCAGCATCATTTACAGTTACTGTATCGTTTTTATTATATCCAGTACCATCGTTATTAAAATCGATAGAAGCTACAATACCTGCGTATACAGGAGTTCCTAAAGTATATTCAAACCCACTACCACCAGAAATATCTACAGATACAACATCACTAGCAGCATAATCTTCACCAATATTTACAATCTCAAATCCAGTAACTGTATTGCTTCCACCAACTGTAACGTTTGCAGTCATTCCATGACCATAGAACCCAGCTGTTCCATTTACTACAGTAATGGTGTTACCCATGCCAGCATGAAGTTGGCAAGCATATTCAATATCACCAAGAGGAGCATCTTCCTTAATAACCAAGTCAACAAAGTTACCACCAGAAGGTTCTACTAATTGGAAATATTGTTCATCTAAAGCAGCACCACCTGTTGTTTGGAAAATAAATGGATGACCACTTAAAGATGAATCTGAAATATCAAATCTATATGTGTTTCCTCTATCAAGAGTTAATGCTGGATTGTCTGTTCCATTTAACTGATAGATGCTATTGGGTGGAGGAGTACCAGGATTACTAACAGAAGTAACAGTATATGTCTGTGCTGGACTTGCTGCAATTACTACTAAATTATTGTATGTTGATTCAGATTCACCTGCAAGGAGATCATAGCTACTACCAGCAGCTGTTATACTACCCCCATAATTGATTGTACCGCCTACAACAACCGAGGCAGTCTCACCACTACCAGAAGAACTTACGTTCTGTACAGGGACACTGGTGTACGAACCAGGTAAATATCCATTACCACCGTTAGTAACAGTTGCTTCTAAACCTTTTACTTCAAAGTTAATGGTAGCATCATCATTACCATTACCACCTTCTAAACCTGCTTCATTATATTGACCAACGGAATAACCAACACCATCAGAAACCTGATTAAAAATATATGCAGTAACATTAATATTAGCAGTCGCATCTTCACCAGTACCACCTAATAGTTGTACATCATTAAATGATCCTGCATCGTAGAGAGAACCAGGATTACTGGTAACAAGATCAGTAATAATATTTTTCTGGCAAATAGAATCCTTAAAGGAATAAAATCCAGAATTGGTAAAGTTTACCAGTTTTTTACCAGTAGATGTTATACCTAAGGTTTTGTTATTTGGTCTAAAGAAACCTAAACCTTCTTCATTACTAAATGATAGTGATGGTGCTGTAAGACTACCATCCCCAAGTTTTAAAACACCTGTTGATAGGTCAGACCCACCAGCAGAGATTGAAAATATTTGGGTTGCAATAGTATTGATTTTAACCCTTTGTTGTTCAAAGGTATCAGTACGTGCGACGTTAACTGCTGGCATTTGTTATTAGCTCTTTCAGTAGGGACTTGATCTCAGAGAGTTCATTCTTCAACATATTTATGTCCTCAAGCGCGGAACTTAAACCCCGCGCCTTCCTTCTGGCCTCTATAGCTGAATTGTCCAAATTGAGGATGGCACCTGTGTTTTTGTCCCTTACAAGACCGTCATGACCCTCAACCTTAATATAGTCCATATGCGGAATTAGAATGCAGCTACTGCACGAATGTCTTGAATCTTAGGTACATATGCTGGATCGTTACTTCTCATTACGATTTTAACAGCAAATGAAGAGAACTCAGGGAGACCAGACGCGGAATATGTAATGTCCTGATAGGAGGATTGTTTCTCAACAACACTAGATATAGTGTTCTCAGGAGTAGCAATATCACTAACATCTGGATGACCATTACCATTAAAGAATTCCCAATCAATATCATCAAAGTTTTCTTGAGTAGATGCCTTCTTATACTTGAATAGAACTTTAACGTTTGCAAGATCCTTAGTATTCATTGTTAGATGAACATTAAGTGCAGTTGCTGGATTACTGATTGAAACTTCCTTACTTACATACTTAGCAATAGCAGAAGTATTCTTAGAAGTATTTTCTGGTACGAAATTAATACCATTTGTATATTCAATACTTCCAATTTCCCAGAAACGAGCTTCATCATCTGGTTGATTTGGATACTTAATAAAATCACCAACTCTAAAGATATCACTCAATTGATCTGCAACAACAGAATTTCTATTGTAGAATAGTCCATCTTGAATTCTATCAGTAAATGAATCATTAATAGGATGAACATCAGTTCTTAGAGTTAATTTCTGAGTCTTATTATTCCAGATAACTGCTTTACCTGTAATCTTATTAGTATACACTTCAGTAATTGTTGATGGATTTCTTGCTTCGATAGTAGCAGAATCTGCAATATCAACAAACTCTTGAATTAGATTTGTATCAACAACTGCTGCTGGAACCTCAACATCAACTCCATCCACAGTAATAGTTGCAACTACACCAGGTTGATTACCAAGAGACATTCTTTCGCCTCTTGTGAATAGTTGAGATGTTTTAACTCTTACATAAACAGTTAATCCATCAACTTTTGCAATAGTACCAACTGCCTTAGAAGTATATCCTTCAACTGCTTGATCAGTTTGAATCTCTGTACCACCCATACCTGTTAGTTGGAATTTATAAACAGGATAGAATTCAACAATCTGATCTCTTCTACCAAATCTATCTTCTACACCTTCTGCTTGTTCAACTCTGTTAGTTACAGTCTTGACGCTGGTAGTTCCTAAGTCTACAACTGGACTCAAATGAGACACAGTAGAACTGAGTGATAATTTATATACCAATGAATTATCAATGCTATTTAAAGTTTCATTGATATTAGAAGCAATCATTTTTTGATTACTAAAGTAATGAGGTTCATTTAAGAATGTTTTTTCATACTCAGTCTGACTATATGATGGGAATGTAGTATCAGTAGAGTCTACTGATTGTACATTTGTAGTTTTAACTTCTGATAGTAGTTTTGTACTAGTAAATGTCAAGTATTGAACTTGTGGATAAAGAAGTTCAAACTTTCTATTATATGAAGCATATGCTTGTGTACCACCACCAGTTCCAGAACCCGAAGATGGAATAGATGAAATAATATTATAAGAATCAATACCAGAATTTTTAACTTGGAATAATGAACTATTCAAAATATCAGATGTTACTCCACCAGTTTCCACTGCTTGTTTAAAGAACACATAAGATTTACCAGAAGTTTCAAATCCATGATCTTTATGGTTAACATTAACTATTGAATTGTTATTACCAAATAACTTAGATGTTGCTTGAGTATTAGCACTAGCATTAGTCTCAAATGGATTCTTACTCAAAAGATCATAACCAAGTGATTCATTTGTTAATTCTAGACTTGCAGTTCTAGTAATATCAAATTCAGCACGGTATAAAGTAAATTTAAGATCTTCAAAATTATCCTCTGTCCAATTATCAACATTCTGTGATCGGTAAACCGAACCTAGTGATGGTTGAGTTGTAATGACCGTACTTGTTGAAATATCAATTTCACCAAGTTTTGATGCCCATAGTTCATAGTCAGTTGAATCAGTTTCAACAGCAAGTGCATATTCAGTATTATTCTGTAGATATACAGGATGATCAAACTCAAAGTATGATGGGATTGTAGAATTAGTAATACCTTCTTGATCAGTTGCTACACCCATTCTAACAGCAGGTGCATCAATCTCAATTTGAGTTTCAAGAACAGCACCACCACTACCATTACCAATTCCTTTGATAACTACAGAAGGTGGTTCTGTATATCCAAAACCAGGAAGTGAAACCTCAGCATTGTAGATCTTTCCTTCAGAAACTTCAATTCTAGTTGTTGCAACAGAACCACCAGGTAACTGTGGACTCTCGATAGTAACAATTGCATTTTCGTAGTTAGCACCAACATTTGAAATCTTAATAGCAGAAACTTTACCACTATCTTTAGCAAGAGTTAATCTTCCAGAAGTACCTTCAGTATTATTTGCTAAAGTAATTGATGGTACAATTAGATCTTCGTTCTGATTAAATGAACGACCATTATGATTGCTAAGAACTAAAGTATATACTTGTTCATTAGTAAGAAGGAACTTACCAGAAGAAGATGCTACTAGATCAACACCATTTTTATCAATAATTTTATCAACAGGACCACTAGCAGCAGAAGTTGCTCCAGTTACCATTTCACCTTTGGTTACATATACGTTACCATTAGAATAGAACTTAAGTAATGTAGATGGAGAAAGAACTTTCTCTGTACCAGGAATAATGTTTTTGCCAGGTTTGTCAGATTCTACATTTGTAAGATATACTTTTACAGGAATACTGCTACTCTTCTTACTAACATAAAGATCAACACCAGTAGTAAAGACACCACCATCAAAGTTCTCAATCTTAAATGTTTGAGCAAGTGGATTAGGTCTTACTGGGTTATCAGTATTACTATCAACAAACTGTACACCTTCATTTGCTTTGAAGAATGATGGTTTTGTTGAAATAATGCTGGAAGGATTCTCAGGAAGAACACCAGTTGCATAATACTTAACCTCAGCATAAGTATCAACTGTTAATTTATCTGCATCAGTTGCACTAGATGTAAATCTGAAAGTCTTGACACCAGTAGAAACTCTAAGTTCTTCTGCAGTATCATCATAGTCTACTGTGTTTACATCACCAGTCCAAGTAGCATTTTCTAATGGTGGCATACCAGCAGGTAGTACAATTGTACCACTAACATTACCATCAGAATCAGTAGTTACTTTTCCATTAAATACGGAAGGTGAATTACCTGCAACTCCAGTAAAACGAATATCAGGATTTACCCAACGACTAATATCTCTACCTTCTAAGAATACAGAGACAGTAGTATTTGGCTTCATCCTCTTAACAACAAACTTGATAGGTACACTTCTAGCAAAGAATTGTAATGCAGAAGAAACACTATTTCCTCTTACAGTTTTAGACTGAACACCCTTAGCAACATCATTATTTTGTGGACTAATATTAGAAGAACTATTAACTGCTGCAGCAACTACAGAAGTCTTTGCTGCTTCTCTATTCTCATCACCAAGTGAATTAATAGATGTAAATGATGGAGAAGAACCGACCCAGTTTACAACAAATGAATTATGTAAAGAAGAGAAACTTTCTTTTACATCAACTTTTGCTAAGAATATCTTATAAAGATCAGTATTAGTATCAACAACTAGAGGTTCTGTATGTTGATCATACCATTGATCAATACTTGGAGAAATATTAGCATCACCAACATATTGTAGAACAACAAATGGATTTGGATTAAGTGTCTTTGATGCAGCAGTATTACCCAATAAGTTTAGGTTAGTAAATGGTAGTGTAACAACACCATTTGAATTTTTATATCCAGAAACAAATCTTTGATCATCTCTGACATTAATTTCTTTAAGGAATAATGAATCTTCTCTAGACTGTGGACGTAAAACTGATTGTTGTGAATCAATAGAACATTGATAATCTAGTGATCCTAGGTTACCACTTCTATGTGCTTCAAAATTATCAACTAAGAATCCAGACTTAAATCTGTCTAGACCAATATCATCCTTAACTTGCATGTTAAGTGCTTGCTGTTCTAGGATACTAAGAGTAGTATAGTATTCTAATCTCTCAATACGTTTCTCCAACTTACCAATATCACGCATTGTATAACGCTTGTTATCAACTGGAGTAATTCTTACATCTTTGCTATCACCAGTGAATGCTGGAATATACGCATAGAATAGAGGAATTGCATCATCAACTGGATCTGGTTTAGATGGGTTAAGGGATGAGTTACCTTCTTTAACAATAAACTTACCATTCTTATTAAGGAATACACCATCAATTCTATCAAGATATTGAATCTGACTAAATGCGAGAGTATACTCTAAGTTAGAATCAGATGCAGGTGATGCAGCAATAATAGAACCAGCACCAGCAAAACTACTGGTAGTAACAGATAATGAAGACTTATCTTGGAAACCAGCAATAGTTGTATTACTGTCTACTTTTGGTCTAAAATCAAGAACGTTCTTAAGGTTAACTCTTCCAAGTACAGATGAATCAAATGAACCAATTTCACTTTCTGTAACACCTGCTTCATGTAAGTAACTATCAATAGTACAGAAGTCTCCTTGTGAATGCTCAAAATAATCAAATGCAATAACTAATTGACCAGATGTTTGAGTTGCACCTGGTTTAAGAACAAGTCTGGATACATCATAAACAGTATCTCTTTGACCACTGTCAAATGTAAATCTATCAGTAACATCAGTACCTTCAATTAGATTACCTGCAGTATCAACAGTAGGTGGTCTAGTTGCACTACCTTCATAAACATAGAGTAGTTTGTATGCATCAGAATATGATAGAACTTCTACAACTTCAGTATCATAGTTACTTCCTCTAAATGGGATAATTCTATCACCAGAGGAAGTAACAACGATTCTTCTCTTCTCAATAGAAGTTTTAATTCTTGGTTTTGCATTCTCAACTTCTAGAGTTGCAGTCAACTTAAGTTTAGGGAATGCTCCATTAGTAGGAATAGTACCAAAGTAAGTTGATGGTAACTCCAAACTAATAGAACCAGCAGTTAATCCACTAGCAGTATCAGTAGAAGATGAAATAGTTATTGCATCTTTGTCGATGTATACAATATCACCTTTTATTATATTAGGTGCATCACCTGGATCCAAAACTGTAGTAATATAATTCTCTTCGCTATATGCAGCAAATCTTTGTGTACCAAATGATAGTTGTGCAGCAAAGGTAATAACACCACCAGAAGATGCTGCTGTAGTTACAAAATCTCTACGGAAGAAATACTTGATACCAGTTTCTTCAGCATTCTTAGAGATTCTTTTAATCTGACGACTACCTGTTGGGAACAATAGTGTTCCTTGATTTGAACTTTCAACTCTAGGACGTAATCTAGTAATACTGGTGTTTACAACATCACCAGGTAATACACTGTCCAAATAAACTCTAGTCTTAGATGTTCCTTCCTTTATTGTTGCATATTGAACAACAGAAGTTACAATTTGATTATCTGAAGTAGCGAACTGAACAACATCTCCCTGCTGTAGTAATAGACTTGCATCAGCATTGAAACTTGTAGATTCAATAAAGTTATATCCTCTATTTCCAAAGAATGTGAAGTCAGTAACAGACTTAAGTTCTGCAAATTCTTGATCATTAGTGACAACATCAGCAGTGAAAACATTCTCCTTAGCAGAACCATACTCAGCACCAAGTGACTTAACATTCTGTGGTACATATGTACTAACAGCATTCCTTACCATTACAGGTAAAACAACAGCAGCAATTGAAGGACTTGAAGTACCAGTAGGAATTTTAACTGTAATTGCAGGTGGTTCTGCATATTCTGTTGCAGAAAGAGCACTCTTATTATTAACTAGGCATTGATAAAATGCTCCACTACCCAACTTGAATAATTCAACAACTGAAGTATCAAACTCAACACCATTAACAAGTAGGGTAGAATTATCTGGATATCCTAAACCAGGATTATGAACAATAAAGTGTGATATAGTATTATCTTTAGCAATCTTTGAAGTTACAGAATCTTCGTCTCTAATTGTCTCACCAGACTTAAATCTTCCAGATAGAGTTTTAACATATAAGATTTTACCTACAGAGTATACACCTGAAGGACCACCTTCTACTACACCATACGCACCACTGTCTAGACCAAAGACATATTTACCAATACCAAATCCTGCTGCTGCAGGTGGTGCATCTAGAATAATTTTAGTAAAGAATTCTGGATCAAAATACGATAAACCAAAGATACCATTATATGAATCATCACCACCAGCAAGACGACCACGTGAAAGAATAATATCTCTATCTGAATTAAAACCAGATGGTCTCTTCTTAAGGAAGAAGTTATTTGGTTTTGCTCTACCAACCAAAGGTGTTATTGTTTCAGCATAGTCTACAATATAACCATACGAATTATTATCTGAAGACGCATCTGCATCTGTTAAGAATAATCTTCTTTGCTTACCAGCATCTCCAAGATCATATTCAACCATTAAATTTTCTAGATCATCCTTTTTACCAGAGATGGTTAGTTCTAGATACTGATAACTTACGCTAGAATTAAGAAGAGGTTTGTTTACTTTAGCATATGCCAGTGACTTAACTGTCCCAACAGATGTAGCAGTACCAGAATCGTTTCTAGTCTTTACGAAATATAAAGTACCAAGAAGAGTCTCAAAATTAGAATCAGTGAGACCAGCAAGAACATTGGTAAGATTATCAATATCCAGTGTAATAGTCTTTACTGCGTCATCAGAAGAGAAAATTTTACCTCTTCTACTAATAGTCTGACGATGAGCATTCGCATCTTCAGTATTATTGCTGCCAATAGAACCATCATTAGCAACAGAATACAAATTAACATAAGGATACGCAGTAAGATCTGCACCCTCTTTGTTTAGAGGAACACTACCATATACATTGGTAATTGCATATGTTGGAAGAGGTTTTGTTTTGACCCTTACATTCTCACTACTTAGACTTTCTCTTGCTTTATTAATTTCAATATACTTTGTCTCTTTATTGACAATTTCATACCCTCTAATATATGCTTTACCTGAACCAAGGCTAGCAATCATCTTTCTGTCTGCTTCACCTTCTGTCAATCCATTGTATAAACCAAACTCATCTTCTTTATACAATCCACCATTACGATCTTTCTGTGCATACTCTCTGATATCAACAGAGAAATTATCCACAATATAATCACCACTTTCATCAAATGTTCTTCTAGCAAGAGTAGATTCAATCAAACTATAATTAGTTGGACTGACTTTCTTTTGTACAGAACCTCTATAAGTTGTGATAAGTTGAATAAAATTCTTATCAGTTTTCTCTCCTACAGCAAATTTCTTAAGTTTGAGTGAAATATTTAATCTATGTGCACCTGGAGCAGTATGATTGGAAGAACCAATAGAATTATCATATAAACTAGCGTCTTCTTCTGGTGTTACAATCTTTTCAGTGATTGTGAAACCAACATTAGCGGAAGGTACATTATAATAGTCGTCAATGACAAGTAATTGCTTATCGTTACGAACGAAGAAACCATTGACAAAATAGATGCCTTCTTCTACCTTAACAGCAGAAGCATAACCCATTGCTGGACTTTCGATTGAAGTTACGTCTCCAGTATCAGGATTAGTTAATTGAATACTGGTGGGGAGTACGCTACCATCAGTACCAACAACTAATAGAGGTGTGTTAACGCCATCAACAACTTCTAGGGTTTCACCCTGTCTAAAAGTAGTGTCTGTATTAGAATTACCACTGTTCAAATAGTTAACATAGAGTGTATCAGCGGATACATCTGTTAAAACCTTAGTATCTAAGACAGTAGCAGTAACACCAGAGGATAAACCTCTCAATTCAGTTCCTACTAATTGAGAAATGTCATATTTCTTGTATACAATATTCTGTCCGTCATTAATTGCAACTTCTGAAACAGAAGACAACTTAACATAGTCTAGTTTAGTATTCAGACCAACTTCGCCAGGAACAACTAAATCTCCTTGCTTGAAGGCATACTTACCAAAACTCTCAATCTGATTCTGTAGAATAGATTGTAGTTGTGTTAACTCTCTCGTCTGGATAGAATATCCTGGACGAAAAAGTATTTTATAAAAATTCTTACTTCCGTCGAAATCCTCGTAATAAGGATTTACGTTTAGATTTGTCTTCTGGGGCATCGTACTCCGCCAAACACTAGCATCTTGTCAATAATATTTAGCAGAGATAAAAAAAATCCCCTGATTTCTCAGGGGACTTGTATTTATTAATATCTTTAACTTAGAACTCGATAACAAGTTTGATATCTTCAATCTGGTCAGGAGCACGAGTGATTAGTCGTCTGTTCTCAACGTAGATGATGTCACCAGAGTTAGGTTCGATCTCAGGAGTAGCAAGTCCAGAAGAGAAGGATGAACCAAGAAGAGTACCAGAGTAACCAGTTTCAACGTTACCAGCCGCTGCGGAAGAACCACCAGAAAGTTGGTTAGAACCATTACTTTCAAAATCTCTTACAGTACCTTGATCTGTATGTGCATCAATAGTTTGAACATACTTAAGAACACCAGCAGTTGTAGAACCTTGATCCAATGTCCAAGAAACAACAGTTCCTTTCGCAGTACCACCAGTTACAGTCTGCTCAAATTGCTCATCAGGGATGAAGTCAGCATTTGCACCAGTAACCTTAATTGCCTTAAGACCAGAACGGGTGTCAGCAGTACAAGGAGTAGTAGTACCGAAGTTAAGAGGATCCTTAATAATACCGATTCTACGGAAGTCGTTGTCAACAGGGAAATCACCAGAACCTTCAGCGTAAGTCAAGCGGATGTTAGTCATCACACGCTTACCATTCAATTCTATTTCATGATCTGAACCATGACCACCTTGAGGAGGAAGAACAACTTCAATAGCACCAACTGCGTTACCAGGAGTACCAACAGGAGTAGTCAAACCTGCTTCCCCGAAGAGATTACCATTAGTTAGAAGAACGTTGGCATAGGTATAACCTGATCCACGTGTCTCAACTTCTACTGCAGTTATTGAACCATCACTAGAAATTTTAAGAACACCACCTGTACCATCACCTTTGACGCTAGTGTAGAATACACCTGAAGGCCAGTTAGCACCAGAGTTCTCAACTACAGCAACGTCAAGTGAACCTGCAACTGCAATACCTTCCACTGCCTGACGGGTAGAACCTGCAGTAGAAAGAGTGATAGGCATGAAGTCTGAAGAAAGGAATCTTAGAACATCATCAGTAGGCATCTGGTACATAAACTTCCAGATATAACCTGCAGAAGCACTTTCAGTGTAGATACCAGTAGCAGAATTGTATTGACCAGATGAAGTCTTAGGCTCTTCAGTAGCATCCTGACCAGTGGTGTTACCAGGACCTTCACCGTTGTAAAGACACTTGAACACTTCGTAATCAGAGTTCATAACATAGAACTTAGCATTAGCGATAGCATCAGCACCAGTTGCTGTTTGCTTACCTACTTGACCACCACCTGCAGGTGTTGCAGAGTAGTCAGGCTTCCACATATCAAATCTTGGGTTAGCAACAGTGTCCCAGTTGTAACGACGGATTACCGTTCTTGCATATGCATTACCGATACGCTTTGCTGCAATGATCTCGTCATAAACACTAAGTTTTTCTGTCTGGTTGTCTAGAGGAAGAGGTGGAATCTCTTCAGTTGCATAACGGTAAACACCAGTAGAGGCAGTAACACCAGTTGTTGTACTTCCACCATCAGCAGTTTCTTGGATGGTAACTCCTAATGAAGGTGGAGTTGAAGTAGTATTTGGGAAAACGTCGGAAAGAAGAAGCGCGGTATCATTAACACCAGCAATAGTGGCACGGAATGCTGTGGATCCATAAGTACCGACATATATTTCGTTTCCTACGGTGAAGGTTCCTCCCGATTGTCCGTAGAGTTCTAGATATGCCTTCCACGGTTGGGGTCGTCCCACAAAGAAGTACATTCTAGTTCTTTCTGCGCTAGTATCTGTAGCGCCTTCAGTTAGCGATTCTAGGAATTGCTTCGCATTAAAAATTCTAAATTTATCTGAGATAATAGCAGCCATTGGTTTTCTTTTCCGACGTAGTGTTTGTGCCTGATTTATTTATACGTTTATTTAGTCAATTGTGAAAGGTACGATCTCCGCATCGACACCAATCTGATTATCACCCCTATACTGTACGCATCCAGTAAAGGTATTTGCGTTCTTACCCGTGTATTCTATGACACCCGTTTGACCAGGAACCGATACTTCAAAATCCTCATATGATATAGTATTTGCATCAGGATTTTGTTGCGCCGTAGGCGGAGCAAAGGTTCCTGAATACCTAGCAATATTGCTGACATGAACTCCATCTATGTATCCATGGAAGCAATCCAAACCAGTAGCTATATTACTACTACCAATCTGAATCATAGCATTTCCACCTACTGACCATGCATTTGAGTCAGCAGCCGCACCAGCAAGGGTATAATTTTGAGTATTAGCTTTAGATACTTTTTCTACACCATCAACATAAACTTTAATAGTACCGCTTTCACGAACAATCGCAAAATGAGTCCATACAGGGAGTAAATTTCCAATAGCAGTAAACGATTGATCTCCACCATTATAAAATGTCATATTACAAGTATTTGTCTGTTGTGTATTTTGCATGTATATTGAGAAACCAAATTGAGGCAAGAAGTATTGGAATACTCCTGTATTTTCCCATGCTGCACCTGTTAGAGCATTACCTCCATAGTAGAATAGTCCAGCAGAAGTAGTACCACCAATGTTAATGACTTCTCTATTAGCCCAGAACTCAATTGTGAAATCACCATCACCAAGTTCAGTATCAGTACCAACAGACGATAAGAAACTACCGTCACTAGTACCTGCAGTTTCATCAAGGAATACAGAAGTAGTACCAAATTTCTTATCAGCAGTAGTTTCTAAGTTAACAGTACCTCCACCATATACTTTCTGTTCCCATAGGAAACCAGTTGGTCCTGATACACCAAAACTCTGATGGAACAGGTAACCAGTATCAGGGAAGTTTACTGTACTATTGACTACAATATCTAAAGCATTCACTCCAGCAGTACCTAAAGGTTGTGTGGTAGCAGATATCGCTAATGGATTCTGGATAGAAGGTGTAGAAAGATTAAAGTAATCACCCGCTGTAGTGAAACTAGAATCTGCTCTTTCAACAAAATCGTTGATAGTGAGAGCAGGATATAGTCTCTGTAAACTTTCTAAAGTGAATC